GGAGTGGCGTTATAAAACACAACCCCTGTTCCCGCTGATGCTGAGTTTGGCGGGACATTAACCCAAGCCGTGCCGTTATATCCAAGCAACTCATTAACTGCTGGTGTGCCGAATGTTACGTCTGACAAGTTAGACAAGGGGATATTAATACTTGCCGAGCCATTAAAAGACACACCGGCTATGTTCCTTGCCGTAGCTAATACTGTTGCGGCTCCTGCTGTTAACCCCGATGCTGTCCCGCTAATGTTTGTACCTGTGAAGGCCGCTGGAGTACCCAATGCAGTTGCATTACCTGATGCATCCAGATTGACTGACCTCTCTGAAGGGTAGGTAACAAATACATTTACTGTGCCTATTGGAAGGTTAACTACGAGGTTACTATTACTAGATGATAGGATTGTTGTCCGCGCTAATGTACCTGCACCAACAGTGCCAATACCCACTTCCCAGTCAGTACCACCAACGGCAGCTAGAGCGTAGTAACAAGTATTACCATTACCAATCGCTGCAGAGAATGTCTGATAGCTATTCAACGCTCCAGCAAGCGTTAAGGTTCCAGTACCTACAGTAGTGCTAGTCTCGTATACACGATCCGCTAGGACAAGTGCCATTTAGACCCCCTTAGGCAATACGTATCAGGGCATTGGTAGCATCTGGAGTAGGCATAATCACGGTGAAATCGCCAGCGGTTGAAGATTTATCGCCACCAAAATCAAGCACTGCCACTGATTTATTTGCTTTACTAGAGTTATATATCAATGCTCCACGGGCAGTTATAGTAGCGGTAGTCCATGTACTATCGCTAAAATCTACAAACGCTGTAGTACCTGACAGGGTAATAGCCGCACCGGATAATGTATTTCCACCCGCTGTGTACCCCGTAGCAACAACCTCATCAGAAGTTGAATATATGGTAGTAGCGGCACTTAGTGTAGCTGAGGAGGTATAGAGAGCAATTTTGAATACGTCAGTATCCATGTCATGAACAGCTCCTAGGAGTTGCTCTTTGTACGAACTGCACATTGCCTGTGATATAGCCATTTTAATACTCCTTTTTAATTAACTGGAACTCTAACTTGCCCACTACGGTACGCATCGCGCCTATCTTTACCATCGCCTAGCACCTTCAACGAGCCCATAGATGCGTCAAAATGCGCTTTATAAAACGTAATAATGTCTGCCTCTGCCTTCATGAATATAGCTGCCTCAACTAATGCGCCATACAGAAGTACAGAGTCGAAGTTATCCCCTACCCATGATGTACCTGCAGTTACAATACTCTGTGGGTAAAAGTAATAATGTAATTCAACACCATAACTGGCATCAGGCGTTGGCCCCATTATATAAGTATTAGCATCAAACTGCGCATAATGCTTAGGGGTGCCTGTTGACCCGGGAGCTGGGTATGACTCTCTAATAAAGTTTACATCTTTCTGTAGTAGAAAGGACTGGGCTAATGTAATAGGAGTAATAACCGACAATGAGAATGCTGCTAGATAGTCATCGGGTAGTGATAGGTATTGATTCCCTGATGTTACATTAGCTGTCTGATTCTTTCTAATAGCCGGTAGCTGAACGGTGTTGTATATATACTGTTCTGCTTGTTTTACAAACGTAGGAATAGCCGCTACGAAGTCAGTCTCGTAGTTCTCACAAAACGACTGTATGTTAGCATTCAGTTCAGTATAGTTCATAACCTACCTTATTGGCTGTTCTTGCTGAAGCCCTTACCCTTGATAGCTGCACCAGCACCACGCATTGTCTTGGTATTGGTCTTAGGGATGTTGTTAGGATACCCAACATCTTTCTTATCAAGTGCTGCAGCTGGGGCTTCTTTAGGTTGTCTGTATATTGCCATGTTAGCCTCCTTTCTGAGCACGGATTTTAGCCATCCCACGACCAACTGCCTTCATATCAGCGTTCTTCTTACCTACGCTGTTACCACTTTTAAACTGGCTTTTGGTGCTAACTGCAGGACCATCAATACCTAACTGTTTGCCTTTAGTCTTACCTTTACGTTCGATTCCGCCGCCTATACTCATGATTAACTCCTATGTAGTAACTGTTACCTGACCTATTTCACCTACTGCTCTAAGTGCATCGGGCTCGTAGTTATGAGGATCGCTCAAGCCTACTGGATTCCACCCCCATTGTATCACTCTACTACCATCAAACGTCATTGTATCTGGTCTAGGATTACGCACTGCTTGTGGATCATTAACAGGATACATACCCTGTAAGTTCTGCGGCTGATCCGGCTCCCAACACTCAGGACACACCAAGATGTTAATGCTCTTGGTACGAATTACAATACTTTTAAGCTTTGTTAGCTTAAACCTAAACCCACACCTGTCACATTGGGCAATAGCATTTTTGCCTGAGGAGAACTTACTAGCCATGTCCTACCCAATAAACATCTGTCGTGGCACTGCACGGATGCTTGCCTTTTCTCTATCCTCATCAATAGCCATCTGGAATGACTCGTCGTACATCATCTTTAGCATTTGCACTCTATCAGTGGATTCTGGACGCTTCACAGACACATAATAAGCTAGCCCTGCGACTAAGGCAGGGAGGAATCTAAATGGAATATCCACTGTCTCTACACCATTCCCTGCATCTTTAATACGTCTTAAACGCCAATACTGTAATGTATATGAGTCATTAGATGGTAAAGGGTACACAGTTATCGTAGGATAGACTACTCCTGTTGGGGAGGTTGCTCCGCTTTGCCTATTGATATATAACTGAATAGGCCGACCTTGTGAGTTCTTATTAGGCAGTGTTGCATAGTTACTAACACTTATCCGACTTATACTGATGTCAACCTGCGATGTACCTGTACCTGTGCGTATAACATGTTCAAGTAAGTCAATTGTATCGACAGGTAAGTTATATGTGCCTACATTTGTAAGTAATGGTATAGATCCTTGCTCAACTGTCCATAGGTTAATACCACGATTAGCCCACTCAATTGTTAGAAGATTTAATGATCTCCTAGCAGTGCGCATATCATAACCTGAGCGTACCTCTAACCCAGCACGTTCATAAGCCTCTTCTATGAGGTCTGTGATGTCTAGGTTAAAGGCTGTTGTAGCAGTTGTTGTCATCTAGCATTCTTCCTTAGCAAATTCTCTATATACATCCCATTCTGGCAAATCTGCGGAAGCAAACAAATATTGCGCTGCAAACTCAAGTAAAGCAGGGTCGTCCCTAAAATGCCCCAAGCCTCTATTGCAATGGTTACACAGCATCCCTCGAATTTTACCTGTTACATGGTCATGGTCAACTACCAACTTAGCCTCCATGCCGCATATAACGCATTCTTTTGTTGACTCTTTAAGTTCTACCAGTGCCTGATCTGAAATAACAGCCTTATGCCTGCCGCGACAGTTTGCACTTCTGTATGTTGCGCGGCATGTTCTGCACCAGCTATCTAATCCATTAAGCTTTTTGTTGTGCAATGGAAAAAACTCTGCTGTTGCAGGTTTATCTAATTTGCAGTGTGTACAGGCTAGCAATTCCATGCTTTTAATGACAACGCTTTGCGTGTTGGCTTTCCTTTCTCATCCTTCATTGCTCCAGGCATTCCGCTCATTCTGGCACAAAAAGATTTGCGCCGAGCAGCCGCTTTCTTAGTTTTTGGATGTGGAGCGGGAGCTTTGAGCCCGGGCTTACCGGGGTTAGCTGCATTATATGAAGCCCTACCCTTGGCATTAAGCCCACCACTCTCAGCCTTCCCCTCCTTGCGTTGCCACGCAGGAGTCTTAGCCATTAAACAATCTTACCACGTGTCTTACCACGTTGTTCAATGCCACCACCACGAGCGTACTTAACTGTACCGCCTTTAGCCTTTTTCTGGGGTGAACTTTCTCCCATTGGTAGTTTTTTAAAGTCGTTAGGTGCAACCATACTATTACCGCCAGTAGCCCCCTTGTGCCCTGCATCCAGCAGCTTCTGGAGTCTTGCTTCTTCAGCTACCTTACGCATTTCTTCCATAGCTTTATCGTCAGGCGTAGGGTCATTCTTAGCTGCGGTACGTGCCGCTTGCTCTGCTGGGACTTTAGGTTTAACTGCAATTATGACTGCCATTATACGATCCGTCCTTTAGTCTTACCGCGTTGCTCAACACCACCACCACGAGCAAACTTAGCCGTCTTAGGTTCTTTAGCTTCTTTCTTAGCATACTGGGCAGGGGTTACTTTGCCTGAAGCAAGGTTCTTAGCTGTATTTTTCATCCAAGGGGCTTCTTTCTTACCCTCAGACTTCTCTCCAGCTACAAATTGCTTTGGGGTAATTTTCTTACCAGCCACTGCTTTAGCTTCGCCAAATTCCTCGTTATAAGATTCCTTACCGCCAAATAGTTTTTTAGCCACATTTCCCCCATCCTTAAATTTAATCCCTGCATTAGGTGCGGAGATTGCTGTCTTATTCCCCGCACGGATTTTCCCACCCTTCTTAGGCTCTGGACTCATGAAAGACATTTCTGTACTCTCTTGGGTCCTACCCCCTCTCTTAAACCTCTTGCCCTTATCTGCCTGTGTAAAATCTTCAGCTACACTAGCAGGAACACCAACCTTCTTAGCAAAGGCTGGGTCATGAGATGCTGCCCTCATCAGATTAGCTTGAGCTTTTGATTTGCTAGGCATGACTAGCCATAAAAAATAGTAACATCAATAGTATTAGTCATAGCTGCATATATACCATTATAGGCAAGTATTCCCTCACCCGGAATCAGCATATTTTGCACATTGTTTGCTGCATTAGCATCCGTTGCCATCAGGAACCTCTGGGCATACACACAAGCTGTACTAGCAGCAACCGTGCCGGTATTTACGTCCACTACTGTAAATGTGTTTGCATTCACAACAGTAATTACATAGTTACCAGCAGTTCCTTGGTTTGTAGCTACAGCAAAGTTTAACCCTAGTATCTGCCCATCAGTCAAACCATGACTGCTCTTAGTAACTGTAATTAATGTACCAACACGTTCATAAGTAGCAGAAACAGGGACCGTAGTGGTATCCCAAAGAGTAAGTGTCGATGCCCCAGAAGATACCGTCATTAATCCTTTTAACCGAGTTCTCTCTTTAAGAAAAAACCCATTTACATTTAGGTGCCCTGATTTTACGTCAGTTTGCATAGTCATAATTACCCCCAATACTACGAATCAGAGAAAGGAGTTGCTATTGCACCTGAACCATTCAGTGTAGCCTTAACCATCCATTCAAGGGCACTTATTACTGTAACCTCTACATAACTACCAACCAATCCACCAGTAGTCGTACCATTTAACGTAATAACTGCGTTGGTTGCGGCTGGGAAGAATGATTTACCCGTAGCGGTTGTATCAATACCAATAAATACGCTACCGTAAAACTTATCAGTCGTACCTGAGGTAGTAATAATCAGAGCAGTTGATGCTGTCTCAATAAAGAACTTAAACGTAGCACCTTGGTTATTCAGTCCAGCTGGAGCAAACCCGGGACCATCAGCTGCACTTGCTGCAGTAGCATTAATTAATGGGAGGGTGAGGGTAATAGCTGCGCCGTTAACACGAAGCATCCGACCTGCATGGGCATCTACGGTTAGTTGAGTAGAAGCAGTAAGGTTAACAGTAGCACCGGGACCTGCATTGATGAGTCCACCTAGTGATCTGACGGGACCTTGGAATGTTGACTTTGCCATAATATATCTCCTGTGTTATAGCACTTCATCCACACTGTCTCTACAACGTCTGCTAGGTCAGTCAGAGTGGAGTATAAGAATCCTAGACGCTACTCGCTTTATACACCTATTTAGATATGTGTGCAAGAGGGTTTACGTGCCGCCATCATCTTTGCTCTCCATACTGGATCGGCCCACAAAGCCTTAGCCGCAGCTTTCTTAGCCGCCTTTACTTCGTCCCTATTAGCTATCTCTTTGTTATTAGCCGTCTGTATTGCAGCATACTCCGGGTTAGCCCATTGCGCTTTAGCTTGCATACTCGTTTTAGCCTTAGAAGCTGTGGTATTACGCGCCGCCTTAATGTTAGCAGTCATAACAGCACCCTTAGTAGCCCATACTTTCTTAGAGTTAATGGACTTGATTGCTAGTGCCTCTGGTGTACTCTGCGCTGCCTTCTGAGCTGCAACTATCTTCGCACGGTATTCTGGATCTTGCCAATTTACTAGTGCCCCATACCTATCTACTCCCTTTTCCGTATCATTCTTAATATACCCCGAGGCCCCTTCACCCCCTGCGGTCCTGTTAAATAACGTACCTGTTTTTAAATCCCGCCTACCGTATAGTTCTATTAGCTGCACCTCCTTTGCAAACGCCTCCTGCTCATCGGCGGTTTCAAATACACGTTCTACTACCGCCACTAAATGGGCTCCTCGTAGATGGGATAAGAAATCCTGTAGGGGTTTATTGTGTGACCCTCTTGACCAATGAGATATGTCTCTATCTCCTGTCCCTTTACCCACATATACTGGCTGATTATTTTTAGTGGGGCGTGGGTCTCTATACACGTATACATAGAACATAATGAACCTCCTTTAACATTTGAGGGCTCATTATATGTACATGGACGGTGAATGTCAAACGTATTTCGCTAACCTACGAATTTACAAACCTTATTATAAATATAACGCCCATAAAAAACCCCACGTCTTAGGTGGGGTTAGTGTTGCTAAGTACTTGTTTCTACTACGCTCCTGGACTGCCCCAGATACCAAGGGGATCAGAGACTCCAAACGAGTACCGTTCGCGGCTCTTGTAACGCACGTTACCAGTATCGAAGTCACCATCCATCGAAGTAGCCAGAGGTGTACGAACAAAATGCTTTAAGCCGTTAGGCACGTCAGTCAACAAGAAGTAACCATTGGTGTCGGTCAAGAAGTGGTTTACACAGTAACCTTCAGGAATAACGCCCATGTTCTTCAATGCATTGATGTCGTTGTCAGCTGTGCCAACACGCAGTTCGGTCTTCAACAAACGCTCTGCAACGAATTGCAGTGAAGGTGGAACGACCAGCTTGCGAGGTTTAGCAGCGATCAGCAGGTTACGCTCATCTTTCCATGCAGCGATTTGAATTACAGCGGCCTCAAGGGTCGTTTCGTTCAGATCAGCAGGGGTTGATTGCGTATTGCTGTTCGTGCTGCCACTAACCAATGGGTGAGCAGTAGAAAACAGAACCTGACCATCGCCGTAGGTAGGGTTGCCCGAACCTGTGAAACCGGTGTTCAGAATATCTGCTGCTTTAACTTGCTTGGTGTAGCTCATTGCACGAGCCAAAGCCTTGGTGTAGCGTGAAGACAGTGCATCATACAGATTGTCCTCAACAGCTTCTTCAGTGATGGAGAAGCCCAAAGCAATGGTTTGATGGTTGAAACGAGCGGTCCATGCTTCTTGCCCATTGTCGTAGGCGATTGCATTACCTTCATTCTTCACCGGTGCGGCGCTGAAACCTGACAGCTTGGTTTCTTCTTCAAACGAACGCTCAGAGGTCTCAGTTTCGTAGAGCTCTTTGTGTTCTTCGCCGTAACGCTTGTACTCCAGACCAAACAAGGCATTCAGCCCCGGGAGTAGTTCTTTAAGTAGCTGTGCACGTGATATTGCCATGATTAAACTCCTTTAACTGTGTTATACGAATGCCAACCGGGGTTTACTTTTACAAACACATCGGTAAATGCATCGCCAACAGCTGAAAAACCCTTCATATCAGGGAAGCCAATAATACGGAAACCGGCTGTAGTTTGGATAGCGGAACTACCAGCAACAATAGATGCTGTTGAATTGCCTGTAGTTGTGCTACCTGTAAGTACTGCGCCTGTTGAGAAGAAGGTGTTTGCACCTAAAGCAGCAATAGTTACGGAACCAGCAGATTGTACTTGGAATACAACTTCAGGATCGTCGATGACGTAAGCTACGCCATTTAGTGAACCGGAAGGATAGTATTGACCAAATATAGTCTGACTCTGCGAGTTTGTGTATGAGGCACCTACAAAAACGCCGATCGTACCCGTGTTATCGGTAGAACCAACAGGCCACGAATTAGTGGTTGCGTCAGCACCGGTAGCAGATACAAGCTCCAAATAGCCAGTGCTTTTAATGTACACTAAACTACCAGTGAAAACATTAGCGGCATAGCCAGCAGGGTCAAATTGCAAGGAACGAGTGCTACCAGCATACGGTAGTCCTCCGATCCGATTTACGGGTTTAAGACCGTAGGGGGATGCGACTGAAGCCATAATAAATCTCCTTATATTTCGTTATTTAGATCCTGACCCAAATGTAACCTTGCTGCGTTTATCCGCAAACAAAGGCATACGCGAGTCACTTTCTCTCATAAAGTTGTTATCCACAGAATCCATCTGGGATCTAGTAGCATTGGAAAAATAATCAGTCCGTTGCTTAATAAACTCCTCAGGTATCTTGCAGAGAATCAACCCACCAATTTCAATGTTTCCACGAAAACGTGCGTCTTGACTCTTATGAAGTTTAAGCCTAGGTTGCTCACTAGAATCAACCGGTTCCCATCCCTCACGTTGTTTCGCTGACATATTCATCGGGTCTGCAGCACCAAGAGTACTGATGCGAACCCAGCGGTATGCCCATCCCGGTAACTTATCCGGTTCTGGTAGTAACTCAGCTGGTGCCCAAGATGTTGGTCTTTGATCGTTTTCACGTGATGCGCGATTTACAGTCGTTGTCATGATTAAGCTCCTAATTTCATAAGTTCATGCGCGTATTGCGCATTGGTCAAGCCTAGCCGTTTAGCCAAGGCCACTTGTGATGCAGTTAAGCTAACCCGCTTCGACGCAGTGCTCCTTGCTGCAGAGGCTACCACACTTCCACTTCTAGCACGGTTGGGGGTTGCTGTTGCTCTCTCCACCGGATCTGACTCGCTCGGGAAACTTCCCGGAAAAACCTCTCGCATACGAGCGTTAACCTTCTCGTAGTACTTATTAGTTCTAGGGTCGATACCTGCCTCTACTAGCTCAGTGTGCAGCCCTAGCGCAAATCCCGTCATTGCCTTATCGGTACCAAACCACTCATTTTCTTCTTGCCAGTCGAGTGCTTTAGTATCGGGCGTTGGAACTTGCTGCTCTTGAGGTTGATTATATACAGGATCTTCTTCAAATTGTAAAGGCCGTAGTGCACTGGATTGATCCTTTTTCAGCGTAGCCTTAGATATAGCCTCTTGTGCATCGGCAATCTTATCTGAGTCACCAGAGTCATAGGCATCCTTAAACCCGCGTTTAGCTGCTTCCATCTGCTGATCTGCTGCTTCCCGTGAGGTATTAACTAGGACTTCACTACCCTCACTTAGCTGCTTCTGCAACTTCTTTGTAGTTTCAAACTGATGCTGGGCGAACTTAACCGCTTCTTCTCGCTCCCGTAAGGCGGCTTCTTTAGCCCTACGCTCATCGTTGTAACCTTTGGTTAGCTTCTTGATACGCTTCTGAACACTACCAGAATACTTATCTAGCTCATCATCCTCATCACCATCTTCTTCTGCATCACTGGCATCACCTGTTTCTTTAGCTACAGGCCGGCCTTTATCTGCCTCAGGGGTGTCATCAATAATATCTATCTCGATGTCAGGGTTTTCTTCTGCTGTTACTGATACTCCTTCGTCCTTATCCATGTCTAATCTCCTTATACGCGGGAATAACCACGTGGATCATCCACGGTAGCCATCACGTTATCGTCTGCAATGAGTCGGAATTCCCGACCATGTATTTTTACCCGGGTACCAGCATAAGGCCGTACCAAGACAAAATCCCCTTCCTTACACCAAGCACCTGTAGGAAACCGTGTTTCATCCTTATATGCTAGGTCACCCATCCGTACTACAAACAACACCATAGTAGTAAACTCTTCTGTCTGGCGCGTAGTATCAGCCTTTATAATGCCGCCCTCATACTCCTTATCTACTTCAGGAATAGCGCATAAGATGTTGAATCCACTAGGATTTGGAAGTTGTGAGGCTTTTTCTTCGTTGGTTGTATCTTGTGTAAATACTAGATTAGGGTTAGTTGCATCAACCCCGATAAGAATATCAGACATATAAAACTCCTTTCTGTGCACAGTCTTGCGACCGGTTAATTGTACTTCGCTCTTGTTACTACAAGGATGGGGTCATCTACTCATCTGTGTCCTCCCCACGCTCTATCATATTTAGCATGTGCTTTATCTTCTCATTCGCAAGGTTTAACCCATGAATTACCCCACACAACCTCCGGTACTCCTCCATATTAGGGGGTTTACCAGAGGCGACGCTTTCTACATACGCACGGATGTCCGCGTTATTTTCTTCTATCAGATGCCTAAGCAGCTTTACACTGTCCATCCCTTATACCCCTTTACCCGGTAACTTAGGGTTCATCCCAGCTTTGTGAGCCTGAGCTATTTGATGACCTAGCTGTACACCCTTAACTTGAGCATCAAGGTTAGCTCGCGCTTCACCCAACTCTTGTTTATCAGCTGCGGCTACTGCATCTGTTTGCATTTTTGTTTCTCTGTGCTTGATCTCAGAGCCTAGCTTGACCCCAGCCAACTGCATATCAAACTCAAGGCGCTTCTCTTCCAGATCTTGTTTATCAGCCAAGGCAACAACATCCGTCTGTAGTTTCTTTTCCTTGAGTTCTAGCTCTTTTTGCTTTATCTGCAGTTCTTGCTGCTGCATCTGTACGATAGGATCTTGTTGTTTCTGCTGTGCTTGTTGTTGCTGCATTTCAGACTGATTAGCCTGTAATAGCTGTTGAGCCGCCATCGCAGTAAGTTTAGATATTTGAAGCTCAATCTCTGGAGGTAAAGTAACATCCTCACCCGCTTCATCTTTATTGGCTGGAAGAGCAGCACCAAGCTGTTTCTCTATCTGATTACGGTACTCCATAGCAATATGCTCACTAAGGTGGGCCATACCTGCAGCTTGTTTAGCCTGTGCTGTTGGGTCTTGACCAATTAACTGTGCCAACTTAGGGTCTTGCATAAAGGACATATGAACCTTGATATGTGACTCATGATCTTGGTACTGGAAGGCTTTAACCGGTTTACCTGTAAGTACAGCCATGTTTTCTGATACAGGGTCCATCGGTTTGTGGTCATCATCCATCGGCACTAGCTTGTTAGCGTTCTTTACTCCTAGCACCTCAGCCATCTGACGGTGTAGCAATGGGAGGTTGTATATCTGAGGAGCTGCCTGTGCATTCTGCATTACTGCTTGATACTGTATAACCTTCTGGCTCATGGTTGATGCATTTGGATCAGATACAGGGATCACGTCACACATATCGTAATCAGCTTGCTTGATCTGAGCCCCACCATCTACATCATATTCGTATTCCTCAGGTGTATAGTCGCGGATCACACCTGCCAACAGCTTAAACTCTTGCTTCATAGCGAAGTGGAGCCTAGCCTGTACCGCAGACATAACCTTTAATGTCCTTTCTAGTATGGCTAGTGTTGTCCCAACCGGTGTATTGGCTGACATGTCTGAGATCTGCATATCCCCAGCCGATGCAAACCTACGACCTTCCTCTACGATATTCTGCATGAGCAGGTATAGGGTCTGGCTTGGCTCTTTGTACGGCAGCGGCATGATGTTGTCGCGGATTACACCTGATGACACATCCACATCACGGAACTCGCCCGGAGCGATAGGGGTATCATCACCTTTAACGCGTAATCCCTTGGTCTTGTACCCACCCGGGAGATTAGATAGAGTACCTGCATCAACTAATTGTCTAAGAATAGACGTTGCACTCTGGGCAAAGCCACCAACAAGGTGAATTAGACCAAAACCGTAGAAGCCAAACCCCGGAACGTACGTATAATGTACAAAATGCTGCCTTTTGAGTCTCAAAGGATCATCTTCATACCAATTTCTACGAATTCCAAGGATTTGGCAGGTCCCCTTCTCAATTGTGACCACATATGGGAGGGCAATCTCATCCTCATCCTCATATCCCTCAAGATTTAGGTCAATATGCATCTCCAGAACCCGAAAACGATCATCTGAGGTAGCAGTAATGCCCTGTTCTTCTGCCTTTTGCTTATCAATATCGTCTAGTGTAGTAGTCGGTTCACCTAAATCTATGTCTAAATAGAACCCAGAAGCCTGCAATTTGCGTATATCGTTAGCTGTTTTGCGCATTATATGTGTCACACATTCAGCTGTTTCGAGGCTAGATGACCCATAAGGCACTACCATATCCTCTGCGGGCACAAACATTGACACTTGACGGCCTAATGATGGGTCGTAGTAGACCTTTTTGAATGCCGAACCCGCTAGTGGTAGGGCCCAAAGCATCTTTTCATGTTCTGGACGGTACTCAACCATACGTTCAGTAAGCTGAAAGTTCATATCATCACGAACTCGGGCAGCAGCTGCCTGCGTAACCGGCGTTTCTTTACCGATTATCGTGGTTTTTACGGGTCCAGCGGCAGGAAAGGTCTCCATAATGGACTCTGCTTGGAACTTGACTACTGCTTCTGCCAGTATAGGATGGAACGCACCACAAGCACCACTCCAAGGCTCTGACCGTTCCTCATATTTGAGGCCCAGCAGTTTTAGTCCTTTGACGTATGTGTCAACCCAGTCTTTACGTGCGTTCCAATCTTCGTTGTACTGGTCTACTAGAGTAGTCCCTAATGAGGACAGTACACCATCTTTCATCTCTTCCGCTAAGTTAGCGTCAAAGTCTCCTTTAGTAGTCTCATCAGTATTAGTATCCTCTTCTTCACCTATTACTATTACAAGCTCTGCATCTGGACTTTCTTCATCTAAACCGACAGGTGCTTGATATAGTGCCTTATCCATGTTTGCCATTTTATATACCCCTATATTAACTTCCAGTTGCCTTTAGAATACCCGTCGGGCATCTTAGACACCCTTCCCTTATTTAGTGCTTTTATGTGATCTGATCCTACAAAATACACCCCTTCTGTCTGCGACAGCAGCCATTTATCTCTATAGTCATTAGCCTTTAATGCTAACTTCCCTGCAGGGTTGGGGTATTGCTCCCAGTTTTTGGGCCACATTAACTGCTCCCCCCTACCAATAAACTTATCAACATTCTCTTTAGTTGCCACAACCTTGCTCTCATCCAGCATATCAGCAGCTTCTAAGAACTGCGTAAGGGTATCTGCCTTAAACTTACGATCCTTAAAATACCCCCACTTATCTTGCGTGGCTAGTGCACTTTCAAATATAGTCTTAGCTGGTTGCGTAAGTATCTGCTTTTGTCCATTTACCTTAGTATTTGTAAACAATGTGTATAGAAACTCCTTAGGGTAGCCTTTTATTTCCTTACTGGCTTTATCATCCCATGAGCCTTGATAGTTAATGTTTGGTAGTTTATCACCCCCACTACCCTCATACCATGCCCCATACTTCTCAGCAACCTGCTTTACTTTTGGAGGTATAG